AGTGATGTATTGCTGCTGATGATACTTTGTGCGAACGCATTCTGTGCTGCTGATAGTAGTTCAACATTTACCTTGTGCTGTGCTAGTAGGGCATTGTATCTCTGTGTATACAGATCACGCATCTTGATAAGTTCAATGCCTTCCATGTCCTGCATTCTGGCACGGTTGAAACCTTCTTGTAGGTTAAACATCGCAGTCGCAGTAGCGTCAACTGCTTGCTGTTGTTTTTGTATTTGTGCTGTGTATTGGTTTGTGCTTACGCCACCTGCTTTTATTGCTTCATCGGCGAACTTAATCGCATCACCATAATCTTTTAGCATCTGCGCTTCATTTGTCAGTGCTTCACTGCTACCGGTTGCTGAATATAGTTTAACAAGGTCTTGACTGAACTTTAATATTTCAGCATCTGCTTTTTCCATTTCGGCAATCAGTGCTTGTGTACCTTGAATGATTTTTACCAGTTCTGGATCAAGAGTTCCAAACTCTTTTTCCATTTCGGCAATTGCTGCATTTACAAGTTCAAGTTCAGCACCATACTTTGCTGTGAACTTTGTTAAGGCACTGATTCTACCAATAGGTTCATTGTATGCGCCTATAACTCCACTTGACCATATATCAATATATCTTCCAACTTTTTGTGATATTTTACCATAACCGTCAAGTTCATCTTGTGCTGCTTTCAGTTCTTCTTGTAATAACTTTTGTCTTTCAATCAACTTATCAAAGTCACTTGGAACACTATCTGGAAGAACCTGATCAAAATAACGGTTCATCTGTTGTAATGCTGTTTGAAGATAATTACTAGCACCTGTTGATTTGTCTAGGTTTGTTAAGAATAGGTCAAAATTGTCATTTAGTTTTTGGAAGGTTTGTGGAAGAGTTTCATCCATCTTCTCAAATGCATCAGTCAAACTGTTACTGTTTAACAGTAGATCAGCAAACTTTTCAGCAGTTAGTTCACCTGCGAATGCCATTTCACGCAATTGACCTACGCCAATACCACTCTCACGCGCCATAACGCCAAGTGCTGGACCTAAACCCTCTACAATACTGTTGAATTCATCACCACGCACACTACCACTTGCCATTGCTTGACCAAACTGACGGATAACACCACTTGTAGTAGCAGCATCCGCACCAGCAACTGCCAATGCTTGTGACATCTTTGTGGTTAGTTGTTCAACCGTTTCTGTAGAAAAACCTAATTCTTCTGTGGCAACTTTTAGGTTACTGTATAGGTTTACAGTGTCTTCAAAACTTGTGCGGTTTTCTCTGGCAAGATCACGCAATCTTCCCATTTGTGTTGCCAATTCAGCAGTGCTGTTCACGGTCAACTTTAAGCGGTTTTCCATGTTTTTTAAGGCAGTTGATGCTCCAACCATTCTTGTTGCTAATGATCCAACTGCAACACCTGCTGCAACTGCTGCTGTGCCAATACCATTTAGTCCTAATGCTATAGCAGGAAAACCGCGACTACCCATCGCGGTTTGATTGATTCTGTCCATCTTGCGTTCAATACTATTAAACGCTCTACCTGTTTGATCCTTTGCGCGGATATTGATATCATAATTAGTTGCCATGGTCAAGATTTCCTTTTAGCCAACTCGGCTTTTCTTTTGTAGTATTTATTCCACAGTCGAATCTCGAATCCACTGACCCTTTGATACATTTCTTGGACAGGCATGTGGAATTGTTCTGCTAATTGAAACAAGAAGAATACCTCCTTGTCTTGCATTAGTTTCCCAAGTCTTCCTCACTTACTTCTTCGGCATTCATCTGGTTTACAATGCGAAGAATAACATTTGGGTCTACACGGTTCATCAGTTCTACTTTGTCTGCTGCCGTGAATACACGCTTGCCATCTTCATCACATGCTCTTGTGATTAGTGTTTGAACAAGTGCTTCCACCTGTTTACCTTCACTGTGTAGTTGAATAACACTTTGTTCTTGTGCGAAACTTACCAGTGGTTTGAAATAAAGTGTTGTTTCCCATTCTGGAACTTCTACTTTTTTCATGCCTGCTGACATTTGTTCTTTGAAATGTTGGGTTGCTTTTGCCATTACGCTCATTAGTTAAATCTCCTTGTGCGTTGTAATGCTGGAATAACAATACCTGTTGGTGCTTTTTTACTCCATCCGTCATCTAATACTCCAATGTATGAGACACGGTTTTCTTGTATATCAAAATGTTTACTCTTAAACAATTGATCTCTGTATCTATTTAACCAACCTCTCTGCGCTGTCCCATACAATACGGGTGTAATTGCTTTTAGGTTAGTGTTTAGTTCTCTGTTGGATTGCTTAAAGTCACGCCCAACCTCTTTTTGAAGATCACGGATGACTCCTTTAGGTGTGCTGGGCATGACAATTTCTCCTAAACTACTCTTATGAGTTGTCTACTTCTGCGCGTGTTAGTGCGCCTGTGCCTTGGAAAGTAACAGTTGCTGTTACATTATCCTCAGTCGCTGCTGTGATCTCAAGACCAGTAACAATGATGTTACCTTTGATTTCCCAATCAGTTGCTGTGCCTTCGCCTGCTGGATAAAGAATCATTGAATATTCTGTTCCAACATCTAGATCACCGTCTTGTTCACTTCCTTTATACCAAATAACATCAATAGAACCGTCAAATCCTTTGAATGTTGTTTTGTATTCACGGAAACTTCCAGTTGTATCAAAGTGTGTGCACTCTGTTGTATCTGCTGTTTCATTTACTGTGTATGATGTGATTTGAGCAACTGAAACTTCAGAACCTGAAGCACCAATTTTCAACACACCGTCTCTACCTGCTGTGCATGGCATTTGTATTACCTCCTATATGGTATAACAATATCTAGAGAAGACCGTCATCCTAATAGATGCATGTGGTGCGCCCTCTCCGACTTCAATATTTTCAATTCTTGAGATATACATCTCGCTTACAAGTGCCTGAAGATCAGTATCTTCCATCAATGTTTTTTCAATCGCTGCCATAACTACATTGCGTTGTTTATCGCGCTCTTTACCATTTACACTTATAACCAGTTCAGTTTCAAATTCAGATTCATACATACCATTTGACAATGGTAGTCTGTCTTCATTTGCTGCTTCTATGTGAACACACGGAAACCCTGTTCTTGGTAATTCTGTTGTAATGATAGGATCGCGACTCACAACACCTAGTTTTGCTGTGCGTTGACCACTGATCAACTCAAACATTTTTTGGACAATATCTTCACGCTTACTCATCTGTATAGTCTATCCTGAATGTTGTATTCCGTGATTTCAGCGTTATCCACATTTCCATCACCATTTTCATCATATTCAATGCCAATAGCGAATTGTGTGTTTAACTCTTCTTCAAATTGCTGCTTATAGAACTTCATTTGCTCTACAAACACATCATCAATACGGAATGTAGACAGTTTTGGCATAATGTATGCTGCGAATGCTTTATACACTGTTGCCTTTGTCCACTGTGATTCAGTCAGTTTTGACTTATCAAATGCGTTGCGATCTCTATGATTGTTCCAGTAGCGGATTTTGATCTGGTTTACCACATCATCCTCTGCTTTGGTTAGTTCAGTTGTCCAATCATCAACACCCTGATCAAAAATATCAGCGATGTATTCTACTAGATTTTCATTTGTTGCAAACGCCATGTTGTATTCCTCCAAGAATGTGTAGGGACACTATTGCGTCCCTACGGTGTGCTCAATTATACATTGATCAGTTTAACTGCGCGACCTGCGTCAATCATTGCTGCTTTTGCGTGTAGTGATGCTACAACATCATTACCAACTGCTTCAGCACGGCGAGCAACTTCTACATCAACATTTTTCTGCATTGCGATACGCGCTGCGTCTTGTGAGAAGATGTAACCTGATGTGTTTGCTGTTGTTACATATGATGAAACAAAGAACTGAACGCCACCTAGGTTGCCGATTGCGCCACTGCGTAGTGCTTCTGCTTGGAATGCGTCTGAACCTGCATATGCTGCTGTTCCGATTTCTTTCATTAGTTCCGCACCTGCTGTTGGTGAAACAATACCGAATAGGCGACCAGTTTCGCCGTTACCACGGATTTGTGATACTGCGTCAAATACTGCGTCAACTGTCATTGGGAATGAGTCAGTTGTTGCTGCTGTTGAACCGTCTAGTGCTGTCATTACACTCTCATCAAATGCTTTTGATACAGCGTTACCTAGAACGCGACCAATTTCTGCTGGGTCGATTGCGCCAAGATCACGCACAACACTACGCGCTGCGATTAGATCACAAACAATAGTGTTTTTTGTGTCTGCTGCTAGAACTGTGTCTAGGTCAACACCTGGTGCTGCTTCTGCTGATAGAGTTGTAGCAGTTACTGCTGCTAGTTCTGGAACTTGTAGAATGCCGTTTGGAGCGTTTACTACTGGGATCAATTGTCCACCTAGGAACAATGATGATTCATGAGCAGCGTAAACTGTTGCTGCTTTTACAGGCACCATAAGTGCGTCTGTGTTGATTGCTGATGTATATGCTGAATTTGCCATTTTATATCAATCCTGTTAAAGTTTGCCTTCCCTTTTCATCTTTGCATACATTGCTCTATGTTCAGGGTTGGTCAAGTCAAGTTGACTAAGGTCAACCGTTTTTTGCCTAGAAATGCCAACATTGCTGTTGCTTTCTGTTCCGCTTGGTGATGCTGCCTTAAAATAAGAGTTCTTATTCAAGAATTCTTCTACCAGTTGCTCAACTGTCATTGGTTCAGCATCATCATTATAGCGAATATTGTCACCATCCATGATAACAACATTGCCTTCTTTGTCCAAGCGCACACTGTTGCGTAACAACTGTGCTGTTTGGTCTGGTGCCACACTTTTCAACTTGCTAGCTGCGTCAATCAGTGCGCCATCAATCTTGATAGTTTCTAACTGACCTTTTAGTGTGCTAACCTCTGAGTCATATTTCTCTTTGGTTTTCTTTAGCAAACTGTCAAAGTCTTTTCTATCAATCATTTCTTGTTCTTCTACGCGTTCTTGTAGTGCTTTTAGTTGTTGGTATTCATCTAGATCAACACCAGCATACTTCTTTTGCACTTGCTGAAGGCGTTTAGTAACAATAGCATCAACATCCTCTTGTGTGAATGTCTTTTCCTGGATTGAATTTTGTCCTGATTCTTCGGCTCCAGTATCCGAGTTCTCAGTAGGTTCCATGAATTGTTCTGTCATGTCAGTATCTCCTGTGGGGTTATATGTTTTATTTATTCTTCATCCAAATTGTGATCTTGCTTCATCTCATCCATCACCTTATTCAAGCGTTCTGGATCATCTATGATCATTTTAGCAATCTCTTCATGTAGACTGTGTTGAAACCTGTTGTGAGGCACAAGTTCCAATGCTTTTTTGTATAGTTCCACCTCTGCGTGGTTGTCTCTCATATCAAATGATTTACTATACTCAATTGAGAAATCTTCTGGTTGATCAATTGCTTGCCAATCAAACCATATCTTCCACAATTGTAATTCTGTTTCTTGTAGTGTATCAGCAATGTCACTTAACTTTGCGTTCAATAGTTGACGCTCTGTTTGTAGTGCTACACCACTGATAGGTGTTCCGCGTTGTGCTTGAACTGCGCTTGTGTGCGTCATACGCTTGATACTATCGCTAACCTTTTCAACAGTGTCCAGAATGCCTGTAATGCCCTGTGAGGTAGGTTGTAGCAAGTATGGGCGTAGACCTGGGTCAAGTTCAATGTCCATATTGATGATCGCTCCAGCACCTGCTGCTGCGCTTGTATCAGTTGTTTTAACCAATGTTGGGTGTGAACTGATGCGGATTGTTTGTTCCAATTCTGAAAGAAGATTGTAAATGTATCTCTGTGCGTCTGCCACATCACTTACAATACTTAACCCTACACCTTTTACTGGTGACTTGATTGGTGCGTGTTGAATGAACGGAATGTATCCTAGAGGATTATCAAACACTTGAACATCTACAACTGCTTCAGGGTTACCATCACTATCTTTTTGTATCTTGATGCGCTGAACTTGTTCTTCGCTCCATTCAGTGATGATCATATGGTCTGGGTTATCACTTTCTTTTACTTTGATGTAGCGTAGTGTCATCTTACCAGCAATATTGCGCTCATAATGCCAATCAAGAACATGCATTGGGTTGTATACCGCAGCATAACCGCGAATGCCCAATTGTTCTTCTTCTGCTGCTGTTTCTACCTTGTAACTTGGTTTGTCTACAAGAATCCAAACACTGCCCATAACCATAGCAAGGTCATTTGCTGTTTTTAGGAAACTGTTCATACCTTGTCCTTCTTGGTCTGTGTCCATAACCCATTCATTTACAAGAGGGTTGTCCAATAGTTTACCAAGATTTCTTACAGGTGCTTCACGGAATAGGAAACTTCTGTAAATGTCCACTGTTGTTTGAACATGGTTGTCAAGGTGTGTTGAGAATAGTCTTTTTCTATACTGATCACCAGGACCACTGTCCTCACCAATATAATGTGTTAGGTATTGACCTTCACGGTATACTTCGCCGCCGATATAACTGCGAAATAGATATTCCGATTGTGCTGCCACATCATCATAGTTTGGATGTGTGTTTAAGATGTTGTCTAAGTCCATAGTAATGTTCTCCGAGAATAACCAATATGCGGATGATCAGTCCACTGGTTTTAATTATTTATGCTTTAGTAATGACCAAAGATTTTTGGTTCATGAGGGTTGACTTCGCGTGTCCTCTTGATTGGATACAAGTAATCCACCATATATCCCAGTGCATCATTCATGTGGTCATACCCACTGTCCTTATCAGGTTGTGTTGTTCCCTCTTTGTATTGATGCTTACCCACGCATTTAATGACTTCTCTACACCTTGGGTCAATGAACATGTTGTGTATGCCATTAGCATCAGTGAATAAACGGTTGACCGCATTGATTCTATCCTTTACACTGGGATGTGCTCTTTTTGCTCTAACGGTAAATCCCCAATCTTCCAGTATAGCATGGTCAGTTTTTTGTGAACTTGTTTTTCTTGCTTTACCAGCAGGATCAGGATATACCACAATCTTGTGTTTACCGTATCTGTTATGTATCTCACTTGCCAGTTCATCTGTGTTACTGTTCGGTATACTGATCTCATCAAAGATGTGTAAACCATTTGGCGTTTGATGAGCAATAACAGCACTCATAGGGTTGGTGTTAAAGTCCATGCCTATGTGTATAACCCTTGGAACATCCATATCATATGGTTCAATGTTTTGTTCCATGTCAAACGCATAGTATATACGGTGTCCAGCATTCTCAAAACTTGCCTCATATTCTTGTTCAAATGTTATGCGATCAAGGTCTGCTCTTGCTGCTTCAACTTCTGCTTCGGTTACTTGTCCACCTTGTACTGTTGTGTATTGAAAACTATTCCAATCAGTTTGTGTTTTACCCTGTTGCCAAAGATCATAAAACCAATTAAATCCACGCGGTGTAGAGATCATCAATGCCCCACCTTGTCTATCCGATAGTGTAGGTCTTAATACTTCTGTCCACACACTCTTTGGCATATATGCTGCCTCATCCAATACACAAAAGTCTAGACTCACACCACGCATACTATCCGGATTGTCAGCACTTCTAACACTTATGCGACTACCATTGACCAAAAGTATAGTTAAATCACTTTCATTGATCTTTTTAACCCAACGGCGTTGTAACAATTGAACCTTTAGGTCTTCCCAAATAATCTGTTTACCCATTCTGTATGTTGGTGCCACATAGAATATTCTAGTGTTTGGTAATCTGGCAACTCTGGCAATCTCATACATACTTAAGAAAGTTTTGCCAAAGCGTCTTCCAGCACTCACTACACGGAATCTATTTGTGTCATCAAAGATGGTTTCTTGGGGTTTAGTTAGTGGCATTTATTTCTTTTTCTTTTTCTTCTTATAAGCCATAAACTTATCTCCTGATTTTTGAATACACCAAACCATGAGCACCATCATTGGCACAAATAGCATCATGTAAATCGCGGGCATCATATTTCACCCGCCTTTCCCTTTAGTCTTAGGTTTTCTTTTTCCAAAAACTCCAGTCTGACTTTGTATTCTGCCATAGTGGTTTTTAATTCTGTTATCTCTATTCTATAACTGTTGCTTGTTTCACGCTCAGTGGTCAACATTTGTTCCAACTTAGCAACACGCTCTCGCAGATCATCGCGGTATAAGTTTTGTTCGCCTTTGTCTTCCACTTTTTCTTTTGCCTTTAATTCCATACGCTTCGCATAAAATTGCCAAGCACCTGCACTACCAAGAATACCCACTACTGTGACTATCAGTGTTGTTAAATCAATGCCTTCCACTTTGTAACCTTTCCTGTTCTACACGGACTAGGTTCCAAGTTGCGAATACCAAGATCAACAACCAACCAAAATGTGATCCACTTAACATGCCTGCCATGTAATAATTGATCACGGTTGATACTGCTACTAGCATTGCCAATTTAACTGCCAACACTCTCATCTTTAGTCTACAGTCAATCAATACTGCGTATAGTTGAAAGAACCCACTAATTGACGCTAATATTTGGAAAACTATAAATGGTTCTCCTATTTCAAGCATGGCAAAAGGTAATATTACAGCATGAAGCAAACCAATAAGCAATTCATTTGGTTCACTGTCACTGTATAATAGTATTTCTTTTGCGCGCTTGTATGCCATCACATTTCTCCCGCTCTACGCATCTTGTTTATCTTATCTGCTGCCCATGCTAGTGCCGATGGACCGCCCCATCCCAGATAAGCATAATAACCTTTGCCCTTTTTTTGGACACCAACATACATGTCATAGTTCTTTTTGTGGCGTGATAGGAAACTATACATTCTTACAATGATGTCAGGCGATAGTGTATCACCATCGGCAATTTGTCTTGCTCTGCGTCTACCAGTAGGTGTTCCCCACTTACCACTAGGTGGTTGTAAACTATTCCAATCAATTGCCCTTTGAGCATCTTCCATCATCTTTTTGTTTGGTTTATAAGGCATTATTTCTTACGCTTTCTTTTTGCTCTTGCTTTAAGTGCTTTTACACCAATCTTCATACCTTTATTGAAACTTGGTGCTTTAGGGTTCCGTTTGCGTCCTCCACTCATGTAGTAACTGTAACCTGCACGGTGACCACTACAATCTTTCAGACAACTTGAACCTCTAAATTTCGCCATCTTCTTGTGGTGTTTCTTCTGGTGTTTCTTCTACGGTTTCTTCACATTCACAATCCGCTTCACCATGACAATCACAACCGTGATGATCTCGCGGATTGT